TTACTCCATGCTCTACCACCACTACCTGTGATCTTAACAGGTTGGAAACCATTAGATCCTGAAAATTTGAGAACCATTACAGTGTTCCAAGTATCACCGGTTAGATTGGTCGAAGCTTGAAGATAGTTGTTAGATATTGTGATCGCTGACTTACCAGTACCCATTGTTGAAGCTGACCAACTTGGTTGATCTGCTGCAGTAGTCTGACTAAATCCAGTAAATGCAGTCCAATTACCCTTATTAGATACCGACTGAACAAATTGACCTGATCTCAAAGAAAGTGTTGAAGCATCATTGAAATCAATCCAGATCATTGGATTAAGAGTTAATGGATTAAAAGGAGGAGTTGGACTAGGGGTTGGCGTAACTGTGGTAGTTGAAGTTTGCGTTGGCGATGCGGTAGGCGTAGCCGTAGGAACAGGAGAAGCCCATTCATCATATCTCCACTTGTCTTTCAAGTATAGTTCAACTTGTTCTCTTTGAGCAGGTGTAAGGTCCACATTGAACCACATTACTTCAGCGAGTTCCACATTCGAGTTATTAAATGATTGAGTACCTGCTGAACTTGTAATTGTCACACCCATAATAAATGAGTTGACTGTTCCAACTGCAGATGATCCTGTAAATGAAGTTGTATTTGTTTGTGCTGACTGATTGATTTCTAAGTAGTTGAATTCACCGGTAGTGTCTTGGAAATTACAACTCACCATGAATTTGTCGTTCAATCCTGTCGCAGAATATACAGGTGTAGAAAGGGAAATAATCTGATTGTTTCCAATACTATAGTTGTTCGACATACCTGCAACATTCGTTAGGTTGAAAAACTGTCTGTCAATAAATCCACCTGAAGAGTTAGCAACTGTTCCACCATTCGTAAGTCCTGAATAAACAGCACTTGTAAATAGTGAAGTTGCATAAGTTGAACCTGATGGTTTGGCCCAAACATAGAACCATGTACCACCTGTGTGAGTAATTGATGTATTTCCAAATGAAGTCAATGCATCTCTCAATGAAGTTGTAGCATTTGGAACAAATCTAACAATATTAGGATTACCTGGCATAAGTGTTGAAGCACTTAATGTAGGCATCTGATCTGTATTTGATCCACTCAATGACCAAGTTGATGTACCTTTCGAGTTCCATCTTGAAACATAATTTGTTCCACCTGAACTGATTAATGTGAATGTTGAAGAATCACTTGAATCCCACCATAAAGAAGGATTGATCGGTAAAGGATAAGGAGTTGATGAAGGAGTCAAACTTGGCGTTTGAGTCTGCGTCATCGTTGGAGTAAAACTTGGTGTAGGGCTCGGGGTACTGCTTGGTGTTTGAGTCAAAGTGGGACTAGGTGTAGGACTAACAACAGGACCTGATGTAGGTTGATTTGATGATTCATTTATACCATCCATCTGTTGGACATTTGGTGGCACTTCTCTTGGAATCAAGTCAACTCTTCTGTATCTTGAGTTCTTGGTGTCCCATGCTTCCAATGGGTTAGCGTTTAAAGGAACGATCCTTTTATCTGCTTGGAACTTACCAGGAGAATAATATTCTTTGATTTTACCTGGAACCCCCCATATTTTACTAGTGAATTTTCTCATTTAAATGATTGGCTAAAATAAGGGGAGGATTACCCTCCCCCTAAATGTTATTAACAAGGACAAGAACTCAATGTCAATCCAACAAGTGTTGAAGATAGAGATCCAGCAAGTTCTCTTGCAGGGTCCTTCTCTAATCCTTGAAGGGTGATTGAGTAACCGTTTCTGTCTCCAAATGCAGTACCAGTTTCACCTGTACCTGCAGATAGGAACATACCGAAGTCCTCTCCTAAGTAGAAGATTGTACCATCGTTTGTTTCCACAAAAACTTTCATATCAGTATTCTGTGCCAACAATCTGATTTGGTTTCTCTTAGCTTGATCCAGCTTAAAGAATACCAAAGTAAGATCTTGTTGATAGAATACAGTACCATTTTCCAATGATGCAGTGATAGTTTCAACAAAAGATGAGGTATTTTTCTCTACTTGAAATGTGTATACAGTTCCACCTGTCGCTCCGACAGTTAGAATCTTTCCATCACCATCTACAGTTGTACCTGTAACGCAGCCAGCGACTACATATGCAGCCTTAATACCACCGACGTTATCTCTACAACCTTTGCAGATATTTGATGTTACAAAACAAGATGAAAAACTCATAATTTATGTTTTTTAGTTTTTGTGTTTATTAAGATAGACCGTTAGTGATAACGTATTGTGGCCATGCAATTTGCACACCCACTTTGAAGTTTGATCTCAATCTAACCTCATCGAAGTCAACTGAATAGAACATCTTAAGTGTTTCAGAATCAGAAAGAAGGTCAACACCAAGAACCATGTATCCTGCAGGAGCAAGAACTACAAGGTTAGAGCCGTTTAGACCACCTACTGGATGAACTAAGATGTTAGTTGCTGGATGGAAAGTTTTGAACTCTTCGTAAGATCCTTCAGGATTGAAGTGATAGTAGTTAGAAGTTCTGTAGTTGATCAAATACTTTCTGTAGTTAGCATGTGACATGAAAACAACCCAGTCAGTTCTGTTTACCACATCATCAGGGATTTGCTCGATAAGAGCATCTACTTGAGTCAATGCAGATACAGAAGAGATTGCTGATTGTCCTGTTACCACGATACCACCTGTTACAGTAGTTGTACCTGTTCCTTGCTGAGCAAACAATTCTTTGAAACCAGAGAAACAAGTAGAAGCTGAAGAAGCACCCCAAATTTGATTCTCAATGTACTGAGAGATTTGTTGTGTCTTAAGGATACTGATTTGCTCTTCGAAAGGAACTGTTTCAGGATAAGAACCAGGAGTTAATAGTTGACCTAACCAGTAATCGTTAAGGTCAGCTGGACATAAAGCTTCGTTTACTTTATATTGACATACAGTGATGTCTCTTTGAGTGTAGATTGTAGAACCAGATGAGTTCCATCCGCAAGTTCCGTCTTGCACTACTAAGTTTGAATCTAAAAGGTTGATAGCCTGAGAACCTTTGATACCAGGTTGAACCTTGATGATCTTTGCAGTTTCACCTTCCAAAATTGCTTTTCTGATCAACTCACCACCAACTTCGTCAGTGTACGTTGCCAAGCTAGAAAGGTTAAAACCGAAGTCATATTTTTTTGGATTTGCCATAGTTGTAATTTTATACTTTGGTTTAAATTTATTTTTTATAAGAGTTTAATCTTAATTTTCTGAGTTGTTCGAACATCTCAGATTTTGATGCGTTTAAATCAGCACCGATGTTTTTAGGTTGGTTGATTGGCTCACCTGCTGGTTCCTTTGAGAACTTTGCAACTTTTGCCTTCATCTCTTCTTGGTCTTTAACCATTGATTCGATTTTACCCATAATAGCATCAACCTTTTCCATTAGGGTCTTTTTAAATTCTTCGTCGATCATATCGTTTCCTTCAGATAGATCAGGTATCATTCCCATTCCTTCTTCAACGTCTTTAGCTTCTTCAGCTGGTAACTCAACGTTTTCTCTTTCAGTAATCTTTCCGTCTTTTGTCATGATCTTGATTAGAACTTCTTTACCTTCACTGTCTTTAAGCATTAATTCATGCTCGCCATCAGGTGCTGGTGTTTCTTTTCCATCAGGAGCTACAACAACGACATCTTGACCTACGTCAAAAGTTGGGGATTTGACAACAGTACCATCTTTAAGAGTTGCTTCAACGAAGCTTTCTGTTTTCTTTTCCATATCGTATTTTATTTCCTGGACTTTACCGTCCTCGATTTTTATTTTGGTCGTATCTTCCATTTCGTATTCTCCGTTCGGAGCTGGTAGCTGACCATGTTCTGTGATTATAAATATTGGCTCACCTACTGCAAGATTGGACTCAGTGATTAGTTCATTTGAACCATCAGCAAGTTTGTAACTGTTGAATTTATACAGACCAAGTAGTTTGTTTATTTTTCTAATAGTATCTAGGTATTTCATTCATTAACCTCTTTTAGTATAGATTTTATTTGTTCCAAAATATCCCTGTCTTGTGTAGAGAATTTTGCTCTTTCGATAAAGTATCCTTGAACAGAAAAACCTTTAAGTTTTCCATCTTTTACTTTGTTCCAAGTTTCATTGTCATTAACCTTCATGATGATCATCCAAGTACCTTGAGGATAATTCATCCCGAATACCTGTTGTTTATCTTTCTGAACATCATCAACAATCCAACTTTCAACAACGTCTACATCCTTTAAATACTTTCTTTGGTGCTCGATATTCGTAGCATCCAATAATTTGTCTCTCATGAACTTCTGTTGAAGTCTTTTGATTGTTTCGGCTGTGAAATAAACGTAGTATATGTCACCTGTAATTTCATTCCTACGGATTATCATTTTTTCTGGGATCATGGCGGGACCTACTACAAGTCTCTGTTCAGCATTAAAAACTGAAAAACTCATTTCCCCTCTTATTGTATCGAGTTTTTTGGAAGCCCAATCAATTCCTGTTGTTCCTCCCCATCCCAACCATGCAATATAACCTTTGTCTTTCCAAGGAGTTTCTTTAAATTCAGGGGCTACTTCTGAATTATTTCTATGTCTTTGGAATCCTGACATTCTTGCAATTGTTTCTTCAGAAATCTTTTCACCCTTACACAATTGGTTAGCTCTTATCCAACCTACTTGAGTCATCCCTTGAACTTCATCACCATGTTCTTCCTTCCATCTAATAGCTTTACAAGCATTGTTTCTTGCTGATTCAGGATAGTCATCATAAGATTGAAACTCTTGTTTCATCATTTCCATTGCCATCTTTTCAGGAACACAATTTGGAACCTCTCTTCCGTCAAGGTCTTTGGTACCAATTGCTTCATAACCTGGCCAACAAGCATCTTCAAGATCTGCCATCTCCAAATAACTACCTATTTTGGTGATATGTCCGTCCATAAAGGTCGTATCATGTATCATCCCTACTTCCTCATCGATTTCATGAATTAAGTCCTTAAAATCGGAAACCAATAGTTCTGCTTGAATCATGTCTTCAGGTGTTGCCATCTTCTTTGAAATAACATCATCCTCAATTCTAAATACATTGTCAGCAATTTGAGCTGCTGATCTAATCATTCCTTCAGTATCATCATCCATTGGCATCTGAATCAAGTGTTGAAATAGAGACAAAGCATTTGGACATAAGTGGAAGAATCTTGTTTGATATCCTAAAACATTTAGGTTACCCTCCTCAGCTGCTAGAACAGGCTTCCTTTCAACTTCTTCAGTTACTTGATCCACATAAGGGGATAAAGCTGATACGTCAGGATTTCCCTGATTAGAAAATCCCGTTCTAGGAGGAGTGTTACCTGCGTTAATTGTTGCTGTGGTTCTTGTATCAGGACCTGCCATTCCATCTTCATCAATCAATCCCTTTCTTACAGATCCTTTGTTAATAATTCTGGCATCATTTCTATAAACCAATTGAACCCATTTGTGTCTACAGTTATAAGAACCTCTCCATTCAAAAATGGAATAACCATCAGGACCTACTGGATTGATGGATCTATTTGACATCTCATCAATATCCTCAATTCTGAATACTCTATTGGCTGACATCATTTCAGCACAGAAGGTTCTGTTCTTCTTGTCTGATGGTCCCACATACTTGTATCTGAATTTTACAGTAGGGGTGTCTTGTGCTGAAGGTGCATTTGGATCCGCTAAGATATTTGAGAACTCTTGTTTACCCAAATGTCTAACCTCACTAATAAACCAACCTTCTTGTTCAAGGAATCCTTGAGGTTCACCATATGCATGAAACATTTGTATCACCTTTGGAATTTCTTCGTCAGCTAATACGTATTTTTTCGTTTCCTCTTCTTGATCTTTGAAGTATTCAAATTTTGCTTCGTGAGCGGGATGCTCAACCAATGCAATACCATCGAGACCGGCTTTATCGTCGTCATCTTCAATGATTAATTCTATAATACGGGGATTCATACTAATAAATATCTTTTTTCTTAAAAATGTAAAACCTTATATTGTGGAACGAGATTTTTGTGCCATCTCGAACTGTTGCATTGATGTCATATCGGAAGCAACCACATAAGTTTTTATTGGTGCCATGTCTGATCCTCCACCTCCTGTCATTAGAGCTGTATCTGCAGCTGCTATTTGAGCTGCTGTTACACCCCCTCCAAATTGGAATGGAACACCTCCACCAGCTTGATTGATTGCTGATAAAAGTGGAGCAAACATTCTTGTTGATTCTGCATTGATCACAGATTCTCCATTCGATAACATTGCTGGTACACTATCATCAGTTGGTCCACCTGGTCCTGAAACCAC